TGCACGACGAACCCGAAGGCCGGTACACGATCGAAACGCGCAAGCTGTACACGCGCACGGCCGAGCTCTGGCCGACCGTCGGCGAAACGCCGGCGACCGACGCATCGCACGACGCCGACATCGTCACCCTGTACCCGGTCGCGGCTACGTTGAACCTCGCCGACTTCTGCGCGCATGTCGACGCTGAGCTCGGCAGCGTCATCGTCGGCAGAGACGGCAACGGCGTCACGTTGCAGCTCATCGCGGACGGCACCGGCGCGGGCGCGCTCGACGAGACCGCGTGGCCCGCGGTGAAGTTTCACTACCAGCCTGGCGTGACCACCGACGCGAACCTCATCGCCGCTGTCGAAGCGAGCGCGAAGCTCACCGTTGTCACCGACGGCACGAGCGGCAACCTGTTCGAGTCGGGCGATGCGCAGACGCTGCCCTTTGCCGGCGGCGACGGTGAGTCGTGGCGGGTGATCGCGTGCAAGCGCTGCCGTGGTTTCTGGCGCGCGACCATCGAGCGCCTCGAGCGCCCATGAGCGAAGACAACATGAGCCGTCTCGACGAGCAGCTCGACACGTCGGACATCGAGCCGTCTCGTGTCGACGCGCGACGGCTTGCCGAGATCGTTTCGATCTTGGACCGAGCTGGCGTGCAACGCGTCGGCGTCGATGGTCACGCGCTCGACGTTGTGCAGCGCGTGACCATCCTGAGCCTCTGGGCGAAGGGTCGAAAGAATCGGTGATGTCGTGCCGAAGAAGCACAAGGCCGATACGAAGGTCTGGGAACGTCTTCGCGAGAAGGTGAAGGACATCAGCCGATGGCGCGCGCGCGTCGGCGTGCTCGACAACGGCGCGACCGCCGACGACGGCACGCGCATCGTCGACATCGCGATCTTTCACGAGTTCGGCACGTCGCGTTTCGAGGCGCGATCGTTCTTGCGCTTCACGCTCGAAAACAAGAAGGGCGAGCTCGTCAACGTCTGCACGCGGCTCGCGCGCGGCCTGCTCGCCGACAAGATCGAAATCGAGAAGGCGATGAAGGTGCTCGGCGCGTTCACGAGCGAGCAGGTCAAGAACAGCATCCGCAAGCGGCTCATTCGGCAAGAGCTGTCGCCCGCCACGATCGCCGCGCGCGCACGTCGAGCTGGCAAAAGCGGCGGCGACGAAAACAAGACGCCGGCCGCGCTGTGGGACACCGGCCGCTTGCTCGGCTCGATCACGTTCGCGGCGGTGCGCGAGGGCGAGTGAGCTGTCGCGTTGCGCCGGCCGCGCGCGACGGCAAGACGCGGCCACTCGTCGACGAATCCTAGGGAGACCGGTGACGAGCGCGCCCAGAGCCGTACGGGTTGCCGCGTTCGGGCCGCGAAGGGGCCACCGTCTCCGGCGGCGATGGACACACTACCACGACCGCTGATAGCGTGTGGGGGTGTCGGCGATCCCGTGGGCTTCGATTCAAGCCGCTATCCAAGCTTGGATAGTTGCTGTGACCGGCCTGCCGGATACGAACGTGTACTGGGAAGGGCAAGGCACGAGTCGTGTTGCCGGGCCGTTCATCGAGCTCAGCATCCCGAGCGTCTACCAGCCGGCGCACGACTGGCGGCGAAAGGCGCCGTACCCGCTGCTCGGACAGGGGCCCGCGGCGTCGATCGCGATCACCGCGGTCGATCCGTCGACGGGAAAGATCACCGCGCCTGCGCACAAGCTCGTGAGTGCCGACGGGCCGCTAGGCGTCGTGTCCGCCGGCGGCAGCGTGCCGAGCGGGCTCGACACTGACGACGACTACTGGGCCATCGTGCTCGACGCGAACACGGTGCAGCTCGCGACGTCGTTCATCAACAGCGGGTGCAACTATCCCGGCCGCACCATCACGCCGATCGACAGCTTCGGCGATGCAGGCTCGGGCTCGCTGTCGATCGTGCTGCGCGACGACGCGGTGCGCGCCGGCAAGGAAGTGCTTCGCACGAGCGAGGGCATGCGCGAGGTAACCGTGCAGGTCGAAGCGTTCGGCGCGCTCGATCAGGCGAACGCCTCGAGCGACGCCGTGCTCACGCCGAAGCAGCTCGTGACCGACGTGCTCGCGAGCGCGCCGCTGTTTGTCGAGCAGCTCGACGAGGCGGGCGCAGGCATCTCGACGATCGGCATCGCCGACATTCAAGACGGCGTTCGCGTGATGAACGTGAAGGTCGGCAGCGTGAACGAGCAACGCGCGCAAACGCAGATCAGCCTCTACGTGAACAGCTCTTTCTCGAACGTCGGCCCGCGCGTCGACAGCCTTCAGATCACGCCGACGGTTACGACTCCTGGGGGCGATACGATTGCGATGCCGCAGATCAACATCGATCTGGAAACCGGCATCACCACCACGGGGACCACGGACGATATGCACTTCGAATACGTGTGCGTCGGCGACGAGCCGAACCCGTTCACCCTCACGCTGCCCGAGCAGCGCGCCGATACGAACTACATGGCGAAGGCGTCGCTTCTGTCGTCGTCGGCCGGATGGTACTCGGTCAACGCGCCGCCGAGCGGGTACACCCTCAATTCGATCCAGATCGTCGTGGGCATCGAACAGGTGCAGGCCGGCGACATCATCGGCATCGACATCACGGAGCTCACATGAATCGCGCAGCCGCCATCCTGATGTTCATCGCGTGCGCATCTGCGATCGCATCGCCGCCGACGTTCCACGCCGGTCAGATCGACGCGTCGGGCAACGTGTCTGCGCCGAGCTTCAGCCTCGGCGGAAACGGTTCGGCCGGCGAGGCGAACTGGGCGGCGGTCTCGACGGCGCCGACCGGATCGTGCGTCAACGGCTCGATGCGCTCGGTGATCTCGAACGTGAGTCCCGCGTTCTACATCTGCGCCGATGGGTCATGGCTCGCGGTTGCGGGCGGCACGATCACCGGCGACGGCACAGCGGGCACGGTCCCGGTGTACAAAGGGGCCGAGACCATCGGCAACAGCGATCTCACCGACGACACGACCGCGCACATCGTCACCGAGAGCGGCGGCGGCATCGCAGTCAACACGAACGGCGACTCGGAGCTGTGGTCGACTTTCTACCCGGCAGGGATGGCCGGGCTCAACATCTGGATCGGCGGCGGCGGCCAGCTCGCAGTAGCAGGCTCGAACGCGCAGTTTTCCTCCTACAACACATCGCTCGGTCACTCGGCGATGAAGCAGGCCACCGTCGCGAACTACAACGTGGCGGTCGGCGAGCAGGCGGCCGAGAACTGCACGTCGTGCGAGGACAACGTCATCGTCGGGCAGCACGCGGCGCGGAACATCACAACGGGAACCGAGAACACTGCGGTTGGTGTGCAAGCGCTTCAGGCCGTTGGCTCGGGTGGCGGCAACACGGCCGTCGGCATCTCGACGCTTCAGTCGAGCACCGCTTCTAACAACACTGCCATCGGAGCGAACGCAGAGATCGGCGACGTGACCGGCGCAAACAATGTGTGCGTCGGCGAGCTCGCGTGCAGCACGAACAATGGCGGCTCGGACAACACGGTGGTCGGCACCATCTCGCTGCGCAACTCGACGACGGGCGACCACAACACGGTCATCGGATACTCGACGGGAAACGACCTGACGACCGGGCGAGCCAACACCATCATCGGCGCGAACATTTCTGGACTGTCGTCGTCGCTCTCCAACAACATTGTCATCTCCGACGGCGACGGTCATCAGCGCATCAACGTCGACTCGAACGGCAACTCGACGCTCGCCGGCTCGGTGAAGATCAACGAGACGGGGCCGACCATTACGAGCGGCGCCGGTGCGCCCGTGATCAACTGCGCCGTGGGAGACCAGTACAACCGAACCAACGGCGCGGTCGGCTCGGTGATCTACTACTGCGACTCGACGAATCATTGGACCGCGATCGCGAGCGGCGGCATCACCAACACGGCCAGCGTCAACATCGTCCCGGTTACCTCCGATTCGAGCGGTGACATGGTCGGCTCGCCGATCACGGTGAACGGCAGCGGCATCATCGTCGGCTCGGGCAGCGGCGGCACACTGGTCGACATCGGGCCGGCAGGCGGCAACCAGCTCGGCATCGAGGCGCAGACCGGATCGGCGGCCTTGCAGTGGCTCTTTAGCTGCACGTCAACCATCTGCGACATCAATACGGCGGGCGGCAGCGCGGCGCCGACCACCGGCACGCAGATCGTGCGGATCGGCCGGCACATCACGCTCAACGGAGGCGCGGCGCTCCAGGGCAGCGACGGCCGAGACTTCCAGCTCGAGGGCACGATCGGCAACTCCGGCACCGCGGCGTGGATCTTCTCGGCGAGAAACTATCTACAGGCGAATCGCGGCTTCGGCGTGGCCGGCGGCGAGGAGCACCTGACGGGTACCGTGTTCGCGAGCAACGGGACCATCGTCACCAACCGGAGCACGCCGACATCAGGGAACGTCAAGAGCCTCACCGCGTCGAGCACCAGCCTCACGTTCACGTTCAACGGAATCGATACGCTGGTGAGCGGCTACACCTACCCGGTGTTCGGCAAGTGCACCGCTAGTGCCGTCAGCCTGACGACGCCCTTCATCGTGCAGCCGAACGAGCCCACCGTCGGCGGCGGGTCGGCAACTGTCACGTTCGCGTGCTTCACGCCGTCGACGGGCGCGCTCGTCACGTGCCCCGAGTTCAACTACGATTGCGTTTACGGTAACTAGCGGCTCGTGAGCCGTGGCATCTTGATCCATCATCGACGAGCAAACCAGGAGCACGATCGACCATGCTGAGCCAGTTCATCGATTTCGAAATCGCGGTCAACAGCTCGAACCCGACGCGTGAAGGGTTCGGCATCATCGGCATCCTGTCACACCGTAAGGTGTGGTCGGGCACCGATCGGACGCGGCAGTACAGCGACATCGCCGACATGATCACCGACGGTTTCTCGGCGACGGGAATCGAGGTGCTGCTCGCGACGCGCGCGATGGAACAGAACCCGTCGGTGCCCTTCGTCTCCGTGCTTCGCGCCGACGATGCGCCGGTCATTCAGAAGTACGAGCTCGGCTGCACCGACGCCGAGAACTCGACCGAGTACATCCTGAACCTCGTCGGCGAGACGTTCGACTCGCAGACGATCACCTACACGTCCGACAGCAGCGCGACCGTGCAGGAGATCCACAACGGTCTGATCACGTTGCTCAACGCGGTCAGCGACAAGAACTATACCGCGACGTTCGCGCCGCTCGCCGACCAGAGCGCGAAGACGTTCACCGTCGATCATACGACGTCGAACGGCGCGACGTTCACGACCACGGCGCACGGCTGGAACACGGGCGATGGCGCCGTCGAAGGCAGCAACGTCGGCGGTGCGCTGCCGTCGGGCATGACCGCGGCGACGCCGTACTACGTCATCAAGATCGACGCGAACACCTACAAGCTCGCGACGAGTCTCGCGAACGCGCTCGCGGGTACGGCGATCGTCCTGACCGACAACGGCAGCGGCACGAACACGCTCACGCCCACGAGCGCGCTGTCGCCGATCTTGCCCTTCTTCGTCACGGGCAACGATGTGGCCGACTGGTTCTCGATCGAAGTCGAAGCGACCGAGGCCGACCTGATGTCGATCGCCCAGGTGCACAGCGACTTCGGCGTAGCCGCGGCGCTCGACGCCATCTTCGCGAAGGACAACACGTGGTACTGGCTGACCACGGGCTACAACTCCCAGAGCTACGTGCTCGACGTCGCCGACTGGGCGGAAGAAAACAAGCGCGCGTACATGGTCGACGTCTGCGATAACGCGGCGATTCAGACCGTCGTGACCGATGCGACCGACACGCTCGCAGCGCTGCAAGAGCTGACGTACACGCGCACGCTGTACAGCTTCCACACGTCGCCGGCCGCCGCGCTGTCGACGGGGCTCGAGGGTGTCGTCGCGCCCAAGAACGTCGGTCTCTGGAACGTGAAGGGCCGCACCATCGTCGGCGTGGACCCGGTGCCGCTCAACACGACCCAGACGAACAACCTCCTCGCTCGTCGCGCGAACAGCTACACGACCGAGGCCGGGCTGAACATGTTCTGGGAGGGCACGCTCGGCAACACCCAGTACGGCTACATCGACGTCACGGTCGATCTGGACTGGGTTGCGGCGAACACGGCCGCGGCGTGCATCGGCGTGCAGAACGCGAACGACATCGTGAACTACGAAGACCCGGACATCGCGCTGTACACGAACGCGATCGTCGGGCAGGTGATCTTGCCGGGCATCTCGAACGCCCACAAGATCATGAACCCGGGCGACCCGAACGACCCGAACTCGCCGCCGCCGTCGATGACGTTCCCGAGGGTCTCGACGATCGATCCGAGCGTGCGCGCCACGCGCGAGGTGCCGAACGGTCAGCTCACGTTCCAGCTCGCGAACGCCGTCAACAAGGTCCAGGTTCGCGCCACCGTGACCTTCTAAGGAGCCCGACATGTACAAGTACAACCCCAAGCGAATCGCCGCCTCGTGGAACAACGTTCCGTTCGAGGGCTACATGGACGGCACGTTCATCGAGATCGAGTACATCGAGAAGGCGGTGCTCACGCACGTCGGTGGCGACGGCGTGCTGAGCGCGGTGCTCAACGCGAACCGCGTTGCGAAAGCGACCGTCACGTTCGCGCAGGGCTCGCCGACGAACGACCAGCTCACGAAGATGGTGCCGGACGCGAGCGCTAACCGCTTCATCACGGCGCCGTTTCAGATCGCCGACCTGAACGGCAACACCGTCGTGAACTCTCAGGAGGCGTTCCTCGAAGACCAGCCGAAGGTGGCGTTCGGGAAAGAGATCACGCCGCGGCAGTACGTGTTCTATCTGCCCGACCCCAAGATCGTCGCGGGCGGCGCGGGCGACTAGTCGCAGCTCGAGCTCGACACGACACGTCGTCAGGCTGCGATGGTACGCTCGCGCCGTGCCCCCAGCCCAACGAACGCCAGTCCCCCTCGATCTCGGCGAGGTGCAAGTCGAGTCGCGCCCGCTGCCCTACGAGCGCGCCGAAGACAGCCTCCCCGACGTCGGCAGCATCATCACCCGCGTCGCCGAGTCGCTGTCGCTGTCGCTCGGCGACGACGGTATGCGCAAGCTGCTCGCTGTCGACCTGGACAACCTCCAGCCCGCGCAGATCGTCGCGCTCGTGCTGCCGTTGCTGCCGACCGCGCGCACGCTGTTCGACCTGTTCGGAAAGGACCAGCTCAAGCGCCTCGCGCCGTTGCTGCTCTTCTCGACGATCGCAGTGGCGCCGGTCGGCGAGAACGGCGAGAAGGAGCGCCTCGAGCTCGCGAAGGCCGGCGACCGCGCGAAGCTGTTCGACGCGTACCCCGACACCTACTTCGCGATCCTTTTCTTCGCGGGGATCGTGACGTACAAGCGTTTTTTTCCCGCAAGCGCCCTACTCGCTTTCGCGCGAAAAAAGCCGGGGAGCGGCGCTACAGCCTGACGCAACTGCAACCGGAGCACTCGCGCTACTGGCGCGGCTACCAGTTGGTTCTTGCGCAGTGGGCCTCTTGGCCCGAGATTCAAGAGATGAGCCTCGACGACGTGGATCTACAGGTGCTGCTCCTCGAAGCTCGCGAATACGCCGAGCTCGATAGCGACGTCGAAGGCGGCGTGCTGTGAGTACCGTCGCCGAGTTCATCGCGTCGCTCGGTCTCGAATCCGACGAGAAGTCGTTCGAGAAGGGCGACAAGCTGCTCGAAGGCATCAAGAAGGGTCTGGAGATCCTCGGTGTCGTCGAAGCGGTGCGCGGCGTCAAGGAGATGATCGACAGCACCGTCGAGCTCGGCGCGTCGCTCGTCGACACGTCGCAGAAGATCGGCATCGGCGTCGAGTCGCTGCAATTCTTCGGCTACGTCGCGCAGAAGAATGGCTCCAGCGCTGAAGCGTTCAACGATTCAGTCAAGCACCTAAGCAAGAACATCGACGACGCTCGCATCAACGGCGGGCAGAGCGCGCAAGCGTTTCAGCGCCTCGGCATCGATGTGTCGAGCGCTGCGTTCAAGCACATGTCGCTCGACGGGCAGATGGAGCTCGTAGCGAAGCGACTCGGGGCACTACCCGACGGCATCACGAAGACCGCGCTCGCGATGGATATCATGGGGCGCTCGGGCGCGGATGAGATCGCGACGTTCAACGATCTG